CTTGATTGCTGACCTCCCTGTAAGGAAGCCATTGAGCTTTGTGTTTGAGTAAATGATGCTTGGGAACTTGCTGTCTGTGAAGTGCTGGTTGACCCACCCCCTGCACTCATACTTTGTGATTGTTGATCCCCTGCAATCTTCTCAGCTTGTTGCTTAGCTGATTCACCTGCAGAAAATGCTTGTGAGTCGGCAGATTGAACTACAGACTTTTCTAGTGCTGAGGTCTTATCTTGATTGGAACTAATCATACTAAGAACTGAAGATAAAGAAACAGTAGTCTTGGATGACCCTGATGAGTCACTTATCTCACCGGCCTTCGCCTGTTGCCCACCTGGTGCAGGTTGTTGAGCCGATGCTTGTTGCATTGGCCCAGGTGCAGGAGCTCCAGGGGGAGCAGGCCCGTTTTGTTGAGGGGGAGGTTGTGATCCTTCAGGGGGAGGAGGGCTACCGGGAGGCGGAGGACTGCCTGGAGGTGGCGGTGCTCCTGGTGCCATTGCAACCATTTCAGGTGGTGTTGGCGCTGATACTGTAGCTTCTGTCGTAGTAGTCTTAGGAGCTAATTTAGCTAAAGCATCTGAATAACCAGGACATGAAGGGCTACTGAATATATTTGTTGCACATGGGTCTACAGAATATTTTAAACTAAAACTAACATTATAGATCTCTGGTCCATAAGGACCTGCCCAGAAATTATTATCTCTCCCAACAAAACCATATTGTACGCTACCTAAATCTTTAGATGCAAAGGGGCTATTGAAGGTTTCAGAATAATTGAATGTAGTCCAGTTGAATCTAGAATTCAAATCATAGTTTTTATTGAATACAGTAGAACCTTTTAGATCATATAAGCTTACATAAGCAGTAAGATAGTCCATTCTACCATCATCCCATCCATTTCCGTTCTTAGCAGTAAATCCAAAATTATATCCGTTTACTAAAAGCCCAGATCCATTGTTTGGTAAAACATTAGCAATTGCTTGCATTTGATATAAGTTTGTTGTACCGTAAGAGAAATTAATGTTACCACCTGGTCTTACAATTGGACTTGGTCCGCAATAACCAGGGTCACCGTACGCCCAACATGTCAGTTGGTTTTGATAGACACCACCAACCCAAGGCGTAGGACCACCATAGGGAGTATCTTGAACGATATTCCCGGTGGTAGAGACTTGACCTGGTACTAGTGTCTGGGCTTTACTTAAAAGCGGCGTGAACGAGGACGCCAAGCAAAGAGCCAAAGCCAACGTTTTTAACAGTTTCATATTTGTCTTCTTTTGGTGGTTTTGGGATCTTATCTTTATTTTCTTCCCATGTGAGTCTAGCCTGCTCACCAATCTTACCTTCGATAGGACAAGGAGTACCAGCGTTCATCATTGCGTTAAATACCCGTTCATCTTGACACATAACTGCAACTGCGGCTACTTTCATACCCATGTCATACAAGGTCTTAGATAACTTTAAACGCTCACAATTCAGATCACGAACTGTTCCGCCAGATGAAACACCAAACACTTGCGTTTGAACTGATCCAGATGAACCTGTAGAGCATAGGTCATTGTTACCACCACTCATCATTGTAGGAGCAACCGCTGTTGGTGGAGGCTGAATGACTCTTTGTGTGATAAGGGTTTCGTTTTTATTAATGTTAGTTACTTCACCAGAGTTAATGTTCTGGTTTATATTAGCATTCTGGTTAACGTTATTATTTGTATTAACACTTTGCGATGTTGACGTACTAATATTTCGATTAGTCATGTCCCCGGTATTCACATTATTATTAGTGCTAGTAGAAGTATTGACGTTATTATTAGTTGCTGTACTGACGTTGTTATTATTATACGTCATTGTACCAGTATTTTCATTTTTATTAATATTGGTATTGGTTGAAGTACTTGTACTGACGTTATTATTATTAAACGTCTGGGTACCACTGTTAATATTGTGGTTTGTATTTACGTTAGTATTATTACTTGTAGATGTAGAAGTATTCTGGTTAATGTTAGTCATTGTACCAGAATTGACATTGTTATTATTGTACGTCATTGTACCGGAATTAACGTTGTTGTTATTAAACGTTTGAGTTCCGCTGTTAATATTGTTGTTAGTATTAACGTTAGTACTCGTACTGGTACTCGTACTATTATTATTGTTATTATTAGTAGATGTACTATTTACAGTAGATGTACTGGTTGCTGTACTGTTACTATTAGCAGTACTATTACTATTAACGGTGCTAACACTGTTAGAAGTGCTGTTGGTGTCCACCAGGGTTTTACTATCGTAAGTTCCTTGATTTATCAATGTTTGAGCATGTACGTTGCCAAACAACATAACAAAAAGCGCTATTGCAGCGATCTTTTTGTAGAGCATTTTTTTCCTTATTTTTTTCTTTCGATCATAATATAGGTAATACTCAAATTTACGGGCTTATTACGTTATTATTTATGACCGAATGAGCTTGCAACGTTTTGCAAGGTAATATATAATAGACAAATGCTCTTCTATACCAATATCTATACGCGCGGTGATTACGTGCATTTCCGTGGCTTTAAAGACGGAAAACGCGTAAATCAAAAGATTCCCTTCCAACCCACCCTTTATGTTCGTTCTGGTAAGCCATCAGAATTTAAATCGCTGTGGGGTGAAAATCTTGAAAAGATTAAGTTCAGTACGATCAAAGAGGCTCGAGCCTTCGTCGATCAATATAAAGAAGTAAGTAATTTTCCTATCTTCGGTAATAGAAGCTATGGCTATCAGTTTATCAGTAAGATGTTTCCTGATACGATCGAATTCGATATTTCGTTGATGAAGATTGTAACTATCGATATTGAGACTACTACTGAATACGGTTTTCCTGAACCCAGGACTGCACAAGAACAAGTCACGCTTATTTCTGTACAAGACTTTAATACCAAGGTAATTACAACGTTTGGTTGTGGTCCTTATCTAAGCAAGAAACCTAATTCAGTATACGTTCAGTGTAAGGATGAATTCGATCTTCTACGCCAGTTTATCAACCACCATAAGTCTGATTATCCTGATGTGACGACTGGTTGGAATAGTCAGTTGTTCGATATCGCCTACCTATCTTCTCGTATTATGAAAGTGTTGGGTGAAAAAGCTTTGAACGAATGCTCACCCTGGGGTTATATAAGGCAGTATGAAGTACCTACTGCGCGTGGTCGTACCCAGTTAGCTTTTGAGTGGTGTGGTATCTCTATTCTTGACTTTATGGATCTCTATAAGAAGTTCTCTTATAAGATGGTTGAGAATTATAAACTAGATACTGTTGCGATGGAGGAGCTAGGGGAGCAGAAGTTAAAGAACCCGCATGCTACGTTTAAAGAGTTCTACACCAAGGACTGGGAACTGTTTGTAGACTATAATATTCGAGACGTAGAGTTGGTTGACCGTCTTGAAGATAAGATGCGAATTATTAATCTGATTCTTACGATGGCATATGATGCTAAGTGTAACTTTACAGATATCTTTTCTTCTGTAAGGACGTGGGATTGTATTCTATATAATAAGCTGTTAAGAAATAATATCATCGTTCATAACCCACCGGGTGTTGATCCAGCCATGGATCGAACTATTATGGGTGCGTATGTTAAGGAACCTAAACCGACTCAATACGACTGGGTAGTATCTTTTGACGCTACCTCTCTTTACCCCTCCATTATTATGTCTTGGAATATGTCACCAGAGACTCTGGTAGAGGGTCAGAAGTTTTTAGCCGATGATGAGAAAAGTATTCAACGTTTGATTGATGGTGAGGTTAATACTTCTGATATACATAAGAACGATTGGTCTATGACTGCTAATGGTCAATGCTTTACCCGGAAGAAGAAAGGTATCTTCCCGGAGTTAATTGACTTCTATTTTACCTCTCGTCAAGTAGCTAAGAAAGAAATGTTAGCGGCTCAAAGCAAGTACGAAGAGACTAAGGATAAAAAGTATCTTAATTTAATTTCTAGCCTTAACTCCAAGCAGATGGCTGCTAAGATCTTGATGAACTCTCTTTATGGTGCGTTAGGTAACGTTCACTTTAGATTCTATGATATAAGGATTGCTGAAGGTATTACGATGACCGGTCAGTTACTGATACGATCGGTAGCTAAGAAACTTAATGGGTTTGTAAATAAAGAAAGCGGTACTACTGATGTTGATTATTCTTTTTATTCTGATACTGACTCTACCTATATTACTCTTGGTGCTTTGGTCGATAAGAATCTTAAAGGTAAACCTAAGTCAGAAATCGTCGAAGTACTCGACAAGTACTGTGCAACTCAAATTGAACCGACGATCGATGCTGCTTGTGAGTCTCTTTCCGAATACCTGAATACCTACCAGCGTAAGATTAAGTTCAAGCGTGAGATTATTGCCGATAGAGGTATCTGGATTGCTAAGAAACGGTATGCCGTTAACGTTTATAACTCTGAAGGTGTTGCCTACGATCCCCCTAAGTTAAAAGTACTGGGTATGGAGATTGTTAGGTCCTCTACCCCTGCCCCGGTTCGGAAGGCGCTTAAGGAGGCTGTATCGATTGCACTTACTAAAGACGAAATGACGTTGAGGCAATTTGTAGCTAATCTAGAGGTGGCGTGGCATAACCTAGACCCAGAAGATATTGCATTCCCTCGAGGTGTTAACGGTATCAAGGAGTACGCAGACTCAAATGGTATCTTTAGAAAGGGTACCCCTATTCACGTGAGAGGGGCGTTGATATATAATCATCTGGTCACAAGTAAGGGACTGGAGAAGAAGTATCAACTGATTCAAGAGGGTGATAAGATTAAGTTCTTATATCTTCGGGAACCTAATCCCCTTGGTACCCACGTTATTACATTTGCAGGTGAAGTTCCTCCTGAATTTAAAATACGTGAATATATTGATTATGATAAAATGTTTGAGAAGTCTTTTCTTGAACCCCTTAACTCTTTACTTAGCTGTATTGGATGGCAAGTTAAAGAAACTGCATCTTTAGAAGGATTATTCGGATGAAAAAGTATATTGCAATTATATCATTACTATTAGTTACCCAGGCTTTTGCTCAAAAGATACCTAAGAACTCAGCTACCTACGATACACAAGTCTTACGCGTAAGTGACGGGGATACTATTGTTATTGCAGCACCGTTCTTACCTGCTCCACTTAAACCAGAACTAGCAGTTCGTATCTTCGGAGTTGATACACCAGAAAAAGGACACAGGGCACAGTGTCCACAAGAAGATCAAAGAGCACAGTTAGCCAGTAAGTGGACTTCTCAGTTGATCGCCCAAGGTGGTAAGATACAAGTTACCTTATATGCCTGGGATAAATTTGGCGGTCGTGTGTTAGGTGATATTATTGTCAATGGCCAAAGCGTTCGGGCAGGCCTAATTCAAAACGGGTTAGCACGTGAATATTACGGTGACGCCAAGCAAAGCTGGTGTCAGTAATCGATTGATCTTACGTCTGATCTATATTATAATAAGTGATCTATAAGGAACTATACTATGTCTATACTTGATAAAATTAAGAAGAACTCTACGATTAAGGATACGGCTATTCTAGCCGATTCGAAATTCTTTCAGAAGAAGGATATGATTCCTACTTCTATTCCTGCAATTAATATTGCGTTGTCAGGTAAACTGGATGGTGGTTTAACTCCAGGTTTAACGATGTGGGCTGGTCCTTCGAAGCACTTTAAGACTGCCTTCTCATTGTTGATGGCTAAGTCGTATCTGGATAAGTATCCCGATGCGGCTTTACTCTTTTATGATTCTGAGTTCGGTACTCCTCAGTCTTACTTTGACTCTTTCGGTATTGATTCTAAGCGCGTTATTCATACGCCTCTGACTAATATCGAGCAGTTAAAGTTCGATGTAATGACTCAGTTAGAGGGCGTCGAAAGAAGCGATCATCTGATTATTATTATTGACTCTATTGGTAACTTGGCATCTAAAAAAGAAGTCGAAGATGCTTTAGAAGGTAAGTCAGTAGCAGATATGTCACGAGCAAAGCAGATCAAGTCTTTGTTCCGTATGATTACCCCTCACCTGTCTCTTAAAGATATTCCTATGATTGTAGTTAACCATACTTACAAGACTATGGAATTGTATTCTAAAGACGTTGTAGGCGGCGGTACTGGTTCTTATTATGCCGCCGATAATATCTTTATCCTTGGTCGTCAGCAGGAAAAAGATGGCACCGAGGTTGTAGGTTATAACTTTATTATTAACGTTGAGAAATCTCGTTATGTAAGAGAGAAATCTAAGATCCCTGTTACCGTTCGTCACGATGGTGGTATCAGTCGTTGGTCTGGTTTACTAGATATGGCTCTAGAATCCGGTCATGTTATTAAACCTTCTAACGGTTGGTATTCTCGCGTTAATAAAGATACCGGCGAAGTAGAAGAGCAGAAGTTTAGAGCAGCACAATGCGATACTAAAGAGTTCTGGTTACCTATTCTCCAGTCACCTTCATTCCAGGAATGGGTAAAGACAACCTATCAAGTTGCTAATGGTGCTATCTTGAGTGATGAGGATATTACCAAGGAGTATGCTGATGTTGAGGAATGATTTATTTAAACCCTGGTTTGTTGGCGAGAAAGATTGGGGTTTTGAAATTATCGATGGTGAGTTCAATGGCGTAACTGTACAGATTGAAAAGTTAGATTGGCCTGACGAAGGTAGTAACGAACTTGCTCTTGACTATCACGTAGTACATAAGCCTGAATTAATAACCGATGAAGACATAAAGAGCGATACCTTCAAGGCAGTTGTTGAAGTAATTATAAATGATATTTTGAGAGAAGCAATTAATGAGTTCAAGCAGACTGGAAACAACGATTCTAAGGAATCTAGTCCACAATGAAGACTACATGCGAAAGGTTCTTCCGTTTATAAAGTCTGAGTACTTTACGGATGAGAGTGAAAGAACTGTTTATAAGATAATTAGCGAATTTGTAGTTAAGTATAATAAACCTCCAACTACCGAGGCGCTGGGTATTACATTACAAAACTCTAACTTACCTGAGGGTACTTTTAAAGAGACGAGTGAGTTAGTAAAAGAGTTAGATATATTTGAAAAGCCAAATCAAGATTGGCTGTTAGACGAGACTGAAAAGTTTTGTAAAGATAAAGCCGTTTATAATGCCATTCTTCAATCGATTGGTATCATGGAAGGTAGAGATAAGAACTTTAGTAAAGATGGCATACCATCA